ATGAAAAAATATTTTTTAATGGCTATTAAAAAAGGTAATGTTTTAGCAATGTATAACTTGGGTCATTATTTTCAATGCATAGAACAAAATTATGATGAAATGATCACATATTATATGATGGCAATTGAAAAAAATTATTTAGATGCAATGTATAATCTTGGATTATATTATGAAAGTATTAAAAAATATGATGATATGGAAAAATATTATTTGATGGCTATTATAACAAAATTGAATATGACAAATTTAATTTAAAAATAATATTTTTAATTTAAAAATAATATTTTTAATTTATTATCATATATTGTTCATTATCATATATTGTTTATTATCATATATTGTTTATTATCATATATTGTTCATTATCATATATTGTTTATTATCATATATTATTTATTACTTAATTGTTCATTATTTTCATTATCATTTAATGTAATACCCAATGCAGTTTTATCTTTTTTCTTTTTCATAACAAATTCAGTAAAATTGAATTGTTGTTTTTTCTTTTTCCAATCATTATCATAATTTTTTTCATGATATTTTCTAAATTGACTACATCCTATTTTTACATTATCAATATTTGGAGCTTTATATACTTTAATTTGTTCAAAAAACTCTGCATTATTACCTCGATTTATTACAACCATTGCTTGATAATTTTTTGTTAGTTCTTGAAAAATTTGTCTAAATGAGTCAAATGAAGGAAACATTCCAGCATAATGATCATACATTCGTTTAAGATTGGATTGAAAATTGTCGGCCATCAAAAATATATAATCAAAATTTCCTCTCAATTCTGGTGTTATACCCAATGGATATTGCATTGTCAATATATATGTAATATGATAATGACGTCCGTTCATTAATAATTCAGCAATTGGCTGATCTCTCATCCATGAACCTTTTTTAGCCAAACAATCATCCATAATAATAAAAGAACGACTATCAACATATTTACCTTGTGCTTTATATCTCTTTCTTTTTTCAATCATTTGTTCTTGTCGATATATTAATTTTTCAATAATTTCACTTTTATAATCATAATGAATATAAGAATCTGGAAAAAATGTACCATAAAACATACTCATTTTATCAGTTGGCGCAATAATCAATCCTACTGGAATAGTATGTAAATGTCGTAAAATTGCCCGACATATCCAACTTTTTCCAGAACCTCTTTTAGCAATCATAACAATTGCTGGATGATGAACCATTTCCGATAAATCAAATTTTTTAATAGGTATTTTTTGTTCTGGGCCAACAATGTCATTACTCATTTAATGTAGTAATAGAAAATAATACATAAAAATAACATTTTTATATAAAATACATAATTAATTATCAAATCCATCCATATCTAAAAATACATCTGGTAAATTATTAGGCATATTAATACCTTTTCCAACTAAATGAAATGACACTGAATTATTTGATTGTCCCGTTAAAGAATCAATTACATCTTCATATTGTAATGGTTCTTTTGCCAAAGATTCGACTGTCATTGTTTTAGTTGGTACAATATGAGGTGTGCCCCATACATACCAAACAATACATCCAACCATTATTGCAACCCCCACAGGTATTAAAATATTTGGGTCTTCTACTTTAATTTTTTTATTTTTCTTTTTCTTTTTTTCTGCATCCCATTTTTGTTTTAAAAGATAAACATATACTATAGCACCAGCTAACAATCCAATTATAATCGGATTTTTTAATATATCTAACATTTATTTATACTTTCTAAATAGAAAATAAAACACAATTATAAATGCAATAAAAAATATTTAATTCATGTAATCATCGAACAAAGCACTATAATTACTATCTTTAATGGAACGTACAATATTAATATTCATATCATCACTTTCATTCGCATTTATTTTATTACTATATTTTAAATCATTATCCATTTTTAAATTGTTAGATGGTTGAACTGTTAAATCATTATTCATTTTCAAATTGTTAGATGGTTGAACTGTTAAATCATTATTCATTTTTAAATTATTAGTTGGTTGAACTGTTAAATCATTATTCATTTTTAAATTATTAGTTGGTTGAACTGTTAAATTATTAAAAAAATTATTACCTCCTTTTTCTTTTATAGGTTTGTTTACATAAATTATTTTTTCATGTGTTTCAATATCTGATGTTTTATTATCAGAATTATCTAATATTACATTATCAGATTCATTTAAATCATTGTTCGATTCATCAATTATTTTATTTTCATTTGACATATTATTTATATCAAAATTGTTTTGATTTATATCATTGCTTTCTAAATCATCAGTTGTTTCAACAATTGTCGAATGTTTTGTGCCATCATCAAATACATTAACTATATTTCCTTCTTCAATATTTTGATTAAGATCTCGTTTTACCAAGTTGCTCATATTTGTATATTGATTTTCGGTCATATGATTTGCAATATTGTCTTCAATTTCACGAAGATAATCATTTGATAAATATTCTTGTAATATTAATTTAATTGGCAACATTTTTTTTATTGCTTCATTAATTGATGTTTTGATTATATCTTGTGCCTCTCTTTGATTACGTTTGATATCTAATGTTGAATATTTATGATAAAATATTTCTGGATAATTATAAAAATTTCTTGCACATTCAATATAGCATTTATGAATGAAATTTGATGTTTTAATTCCTTCATGATGTTTATCTTTTACTGTTTTACATGTTTTACCTGACGCATTATATGTAAGTAATATAATATGACTTTTTACAACTGCTTTAATTAAATCATCAAACCAATCAGAACATTTACTTTTCTCTTTAATTCTACTTGTTTCATTTTCAATTTCATGTTGGTTCAATGTTGGTATGTCTTTTAAACATAATTGAAAAATTTTAAGAATACCTGGATTTTCAATATGTGGATCAACTTTGCCTTTTTCAATAAATTTATTTTCAACAGTCAATGCATTATTATATACAGATTTGATACCTTCATAAATCAATGGTGTTAGTATATTTATTAAAAATGATGTATATAATGTTTTTATTTCAACAATATTTCTTTCATAAAAATGTGTCATTATTTTTATTATATCATTATACAATAAAAATATTATTATTTCGCACTTATAATTATTATTAAAACATAAAATTATGATTCCATTTAATTTTTATTTTCATTTACTGCCTGTCGTTTTTTAACAAGCGAATCATATAGTTCTTGAATTTTATTTATATTTTTGTCAATTAATGATACATTCTTTTCTGCGTCTTCAATTATTTTTTCATTTTGTTGTATACGAAGTTGTTCTTGTTTACCAATATTTTCTTTCTCTTGTAAAGCTTGTGATGTTTCATTTTTTTGCACAACAGTTTCTTTGTAATTATTTAATTCATGTTGTACTTTTTTTTCTTCAAGCTTTCTTCGTAAACGATCCCTTGTTTTATTTTTATTGTGGTCACGTCTATTTCTTTCTTCTATAATTGCATCTTCTAACAATTCACTCTTTCTCTCTGCTTCCATTGCCTTTGCTTTTGCTTGACTGGCTTTATAATCTTTCATCAATTTATTTAATTCCTTTTCACGATACTCTTGATCTGGTACTGAATTCGGGTCTGGATCTTGAGCTAACCACTTACCCACTTCACCTACAAAAATATGAAAATCTGGATCTTCTTCTTGTAAATCTTTTGCTCTTTTATCTGCTTCTTCTTTTGTTGAAAAAACACCCCTTACTTTTATACCACGAACTTTACAATTTCTCACTCCTTCCGGTGAGAGAAATGACAAACATACCCAATTTTGTCCAGACAATGGTTTATCTTCAGTCAAATAATCAATTTCTTTTGTCATTTATGTTTATTATAATAATAATACTATAATCTTTAAATCAGTTAAACGAAATATTATTTTTTTAAGTATCATTTTTTTATATTTAAAAAATTGATATTTACTGATATTGATAATAATGTTATTATAATAACATAATATTTATGGATATATTTACATTAATTGAAAATGATGATCTTGAACAAATTAAAAAAATAAATAAAATAAATTTTAATATAAAAAATTCAGTTGGCGAAACACCATTTTATGCAAGTTGTTCAAAGGGTCGTATTGATGTTGCAAAATATATACACTCAATTGATGATACACAATATAAAATCCAAAATAATAACAAATGTACACCATTTTATGCAAGTTGTTTTGAAGGCCATTTAGATATTGCAAAATGGATACATTCAATTGATAATACACAATATAAAATCCAAAATAATAACAAATGTACACCATTTTATGCAAGTTGTTCTAAAGGCCATTTAGATATTGCAAAATGGATACATTCAATTGATGACGCGCAGTATAAAATCCAAAATAATATCAAATGTGCACCATTTTATGCAAGTTGTTATAGAGGCCATTTAGATATTGCAAAATGGATACATTCAATTGATAATACACAATATAAAATTCAAAATAATAATAAATATACACCATTTTATGCAAGTTGTGAGGCAGGCCATTTAGATATTGCAAAATGGATACATTCAATTGATGATACACAATATAAAATCCAAAATAATAACAAATGTACACCATTTTATGCAAGTTGTTTTAAAGGCCATTTAGATATTGCAAAATGGATACATTCAATTGATAATACACAATATAAAATCCAAATTAATTCAAGGTGTACCCCATTTTATGCAAGTTGTTATGAAGGCCATTTAGATATTGCAAAATGGATACATTCAATTGACGATACACAATATAAAATTCAAAATAATGACAAATGTACGCCATTTTATGCAAGTTGTTTTAAAGGCCATTTAGATATTGCAAAATGGATACATTCAATTAATAATACACAATATAAAATCCAAACTAATTGGCTTAAATATACACCATTTTATGCAAGTTGTTCTAAAGGCCATTTAGATATTGCAAAATGGATACATTCAATTGATGACGCGCAGTATAAAATAATAAATAATGACAAACGTACGCCATTCTATGCAAGTTGTGAGGCAGGCCATTTAGATATTGCAAAATGGATACATTCGATTGATGATACACAATATAAAATCCAAAATAATGACAAATGTACACCATTTTATGCAAGTTGTTTGAATGGTCATTTAGATATTGCAAAATGGATACATTCAATTGATAATACACAGTATAAAATAATAAATGCAAATGGAGATACGCCGTATTCAATAAGTTGTATGACAGACAATTTACCGATTGCAGACTGGATTGATATGATATATAAATCAACTGATATAAATAAATCAACTGATATAAATAAATCAACTGATATAAATAAATCAACTGATATAAATAAATCAACTGATATAAATAAATCAACTGATATAAATAAATCAACTGATATAAATAAATCAACTGATATAAATAAATCAACTGATGATGATAAGTTTTTGGAACACTTAATACAAAATGAAATGAACACAACACAGTTTATATTAAGATCAAAAAATCATACTTTTACAAATAAATTATTAGAAATAGCAATCAATAAAAAAAGAAAATATGAAATATTGACACATATAATTGAAAATAATGATTGTTTAATTGATCAAAATATATTGAATTTATGTTTACAATATAACAAGCGAATTTATAATAAAATTTACAAATTATATCAAAATCAATGTAAAATTATACAAATTTATAATAAAATAAATAATATAATTGAATTGTAATAATATATCAAATAAATATTTTTATAATATTGTGATATTATCATAATTGTAAGAATCAGAATATTATCAAAAAATATTTAATTAAATTGAATATTATAATGATTATTGTAACATTATAATACAGAAATAAATTGAATATTATAACAGGAATAATGATATTATAATACTGAATTTAATTAATACTTAATTAAATTGAAGGCACAAATGGCCAATGCAGATCATCACAAATATTTTTCCAAATTTTATCTTGCAATCGTAATTTTTCTCTACTTTTTAATAAAGGAAAATAACTGAGAAATTCATCTAATCCCAATAATTGAAAAAATTTGTGTAAAACATATGAATAAGATAAAAAATTTGTTCTATCTTTTGGACAATATTTTGCAAATGGTTTTTGAATTTTTTTAAACATATTTTTTATTTCATCTTCAACATCAATATTTAATGTTGGTGCAGGTTTTCCTGTTATTTTAGAAATTATATGAGGAATATGTTCATAATATTGATTTAATCTTAATTTTTTTAATATATTTTTCATTTTAACGAAAGCAATTGATGTTGTATTTGTTTTTGTTTTTTTGATTTCAGCCATAATTTCATTATATGTATCATTTGGTATTTCTGTCGACTCTTTTGCTTGAAATTGATTTAAACATTCTATCAAGTGGTTTACTCTTTTGTAAGGATACACTGGTTTTTCATTTCCAGATTCTTTATAATTTGGAATTTCACTTTCAATAATAACATAATCAACTAATCCACAATATATACAATTATAACTTCCTTCTGATTGAATTAATGTCATTTCTTTGCCACATGTATTACACCAACGTATTATTCCATTCCTTTTTTTTGGAACATAATTTTTATCAATAATTGACATATATTCATCAAATAATGATGCTTTATTTGAAACAATTTTTTCAACAGTCGAAGGTGATTCAGTAGGTGATGTATTTGTTTTTGAATCAAAAAAATCTAATATACATTTACTACTTATTTGCTCTCCAAATTTTTGTCTTTTTTTTGTTTCTTTTTTTATTTTTCTAACTTGTTGACTTTGTTCGTTTAATTGAACTAATTTTGATGATATCGATTCAGTTGTATCAGTTAATGACGTCATTTTTTCATCAGAACAAATATTCGTATTTAAATCATTATCAAGTGAATTATTATCATTTGCTTCAAAAATATCATAATAATCTAATAATATTTCAGTTGTTTTACTATAATATTCCATTTCTGAAGAAAAATTTGATATGTCATTAATTTCTTCGTTTAATTGATTAATTTGATCTCTCATTTGTATTTTTTTCTCAATATCTTCAAATGTTAAATCAATTGTGTTTTTATTGTTAATTTTATTTATTTCTTCATTCAAAATTTCTATCTTTTTAATTTTTAATGGCAATAGTTTTTTGTTATTTTCAAAATTAACTTTTATTTTTTGATGTGTTTCATCTAATGTACTAATAGTTGTTTTGTATTTTAATCTATTGGGTTTGTATCGAAAGGCCATTTAAATAATATTATTAAAGATAATTATATTATACTCTTTATATCCTTAAAAATACAATATTTT